TCGTCTTCCCAGAGGGCGGATCGGGGAAGATCCGGAAACCATTTCCCGCTGGTCTTAAGGGTGCTTCCGCCGATCAGCCAGTCGATATGCTCGACCAGGTTCGGCTTGAAGTTGTAGGCCGTCTCGCCCGGGTGCCGGCACAGGAGAAACTCTCGGAAGAAGGTGTCGTCGCCTTTCCTGGCCCGTTTCAGGACCGGAAGCTCGTTGCACGGGCTCTCGATCCATTGCCCGCTGCGGACCCAGGGGACAAACTCTTTCGCCAGCCGGTTCGGAATGTAGATGCACTGGAAGCTGTGCCACAGATCCGGCATATACACCTCTCCCGGTGTCCAGGGACTGTCGAAAAAGGGAATGCAGCAGAAACCGTTGGCCACGTGTCCCTTCCAGGCTCCGGCACGTTTGACGAAATCCTTCGCCAGCAGCAGGTCGTCCTGCAGGTGCCAGGTGCCGCCCTCGTCGGGCAGCTGCTCGAAAGACCGGAGGCAGGCTTCGAGGTTTCCGAGGTTCTGATCGTCCAGAAAGATCTTTTCGCCTTCATAACCCTGTTCCCGCAGCTGCGGGATCATGAAGTTCTGCACGTACCACATCCGCTGCGGCACCGCGTGGATCAGGATATTCATACCTCAGTATCGGCCGGGGCCGTTTCCTCCTGTGCTTTGATGCGCCGGATATCGGCGGGGGAGAAGCCCAGCATCTCGAGGAAGGTGTCCGTCCGGGCGAAGCCCTCGCGGGCGGAGGCGATCTTGATCGCCGCGTCCGCGGTGACGGCCACGTTCGGCATCGCCGGGTTTTTGAAATGGGCGACGATCGCGAGATCCTCCTCGGAGAGTTCCTCGATGGTGCAGTTCTGCTCGATGGCCAGCGCCATAAGGGCGATGGTCCGGAGGCTGTCGCCGTTGCCGGCGTTCAGCTGTTCGGCCATGCTGACCAGGGTCTGGCTCTGGGCGAGAATGGCCTCGGAGCTCGTGGGGTTGGCGTCATTGACAACACCGGTGTCCGTCACGGTGAGCCCGGTCTGGGCGGCGAACTGGCTCGCGAGGATCCGCAGCATCTCCGTGTGCGGGGAGATGTTCCCCTGGATCAGCTGCCCGAAGGTCGGCGCCGTGCCGGTCTCCGGGTTGGTGGTCGCAGCCAGGATGTTCCCGACGTACTGGTTGAACTTCTGCTGCGTCACCTGATCGAACTGTTCGTCGGTGATCCCCAGCAGATACTTCTGCGGAGCCGTCGCGAACTCGAGCCCGATGGTAGCGTTGGCCAGCGTCCGCACGTAGCCCTGGATCAGCCGGCGGATCGGTTCTTTGATGCGGCTGCGCCCGAAAGGCTTCGCGGTGGTCGCGTTGTGGACGATGGGCTCCATCAGCGGCCTGCCCATTTTGTTCGGGTGCCGCGTGACGATCCAGAGAGATCCCGACCGGGTGAAAACCAGAACCGCATAGGGCAGATAAAGGTTGATCACCGTCGGCATCCAGATGTTTTCGCTCTCATTGTCCGGCGCGGTGTCGATCACGGCGAAGCCGGCGCTGATCTGGTTCTTCACGCCGTCCCACTTGGCCGCCGCGTACATCGGGGAATGGAAGCGGATTTTGCTTTTCCCGTTCTCGTCTTCCGACAATGTGGCGAAGGTGCAGCCGAACTTCAGTTCTTCCCGGCAGGCCTTCATGTACTCAAAGACCAGACGGTTCCGGTCCACGATCTCCGTCAGATCCGCGACGGCTTCGCCGTCGAGCCCGACAAAACCGTCGAACATGCTTCTCGCTGCGAGCACGTCAACCGCCTTCGCGCCCCAGGCGCAGCCGATCTCCAGTTTTTTGATGCCGTTCGGCAGCGCGATGCCGAGGTTGACGCTGTTCAGACTGATGGCGCCCTCGTAATACATCTGCTTTTCGATGTTCTTCGGCAGGTGCGCCTGGTAAATCTGCAGCAGCTCGTCGAAAATGTTTACTTCATCTTGCGTAAGACCCGGGATCGAGCCGGGAGCGATGTTCAGAATCATAATTTCCTCACCCTATCCTCATTTTCTTTCCTGGATCCCGTTTGGATGTCTTTGCGCCCCAGAGGGCCAGAGCCGCCGCCTCGATGGGCGCGGAGTTGTCTCCTCCGAAGCCCCAGCCTCCGCCGATCTTCCGTTTGACGGAACTGACGGCGCTGTCCCGCAGCGGTTCCTGCATGTGGAACCAGCTGACGGTCTTCTCGCTGACCGCGTCGCAGAGCCCGGAAGCCGCAGCGACAACATCCCTGGCGCTAGGCCGCACGATGCTGCCTTTGGCCTTCCAGATGTCCGAGATTTTGTCGGTCAGTACGTCGGCGCCGTTGCGGCCGTCAATGACGACGCAGCTGGCCTCCGCGTACCGTTTGCAGAGCCAGTCCGCGAGCCACTGGGTCCCGCGGCCGGTGGGCCGCAGTTCCAGCAGCGTGATCCTGGCGGGGCCTTCTTCCGGCACGATCGCGCCGGCCAGCGCGACCTGCGAGCCGTCGAAGGTGAATTTCACGCCGTAGGCGATCTTCCCGGCCTTCGGCCGTTCCTGGGTGGACTTGCAGGCGTCCCAGGCCGCCTCCGGAATGCAGATATCCTCCACGGTGGCCAGCTGCGGCGACCACCATCCGAGGCGCTCGCGGGAGAAACCGTCCGCGGTCATGGACCGCAGTTCCTCGCCGGTGAAGTCTTCGGTCAGCCGGATCCCGAGGGCGGGGTTGGCCATATACCAGAGCGTTGTGTCCGATGTCTCAATCTCGGACACCGCATCCGCGGCCACGCTCCACTCGTGCCAGCTGTCATGCGGGCCCGGTTCCGACAGGCAGACCGCCCGCCGGCGTCGGAAGACGTCTCCCGGACAGCCCGGATACGGGGGAGTGCCGGTGTAGATGATCTGGCGCGAGCCGGTGGACGATGCCGACAGCGTTGCCATGATGGCCTCGACCTGATCGTCGGTCAGTTCCTGTGCTTCGTCGTACACCACCAGGGAGATCCCTGCGAAGCCGCGGGCACGCTGCCGGGATCTGGCGGAGAACTCGATCGAACCGCCGTTTTCGAGCTCGATGGCCTCCTCGCCGTTGGTATAACGGATATAGCGGACCAGCTTCTGGACTTCCGGAAAGCGCCGGTCCGTGAACATGCGTTCGATCCGGCGGAAGCTCTTTTTGCCGGTGACGACCTGATGGGCCGTGTGCAGGATATGTTCTCCGCGGATCACCATCCCGAAGAACTCCCGCGCTTCCAGGCACACGTTCTTCCCGTTCTGCCTGGGGACCGACAGGCCCGCGCTCGTCACGGTGTAATTGCCGGCGGCGTCTTTGCCGAGCCAGCAGTCCAGGAGATCCCGCTGCCAGGGATCCAGCTCGCAGCTGTAGGCCTCCATCAGGGCGGCAGCTGCCGGTCCGTCGGAGGTCACACGCTGCGGCTCGATCCGGATCCGGGGGAGCTGGCTGCCGGTCATAGCGCGTATTTCTTCAGGATGCTGTCCAGAACGGTCACATTCTCCGCCTGGACCTCCTCGGCCATCTCACCGGCCCGGACCGTCTCGTAGTAATCGCCTTTGATCTTCTTCAGTCCCTTCGGGGTGAGACCCAGCGCGTCGCGGCTGCGGTCGATCTCCGCCCGGAGACCCTGTATGACAGGATAGAGCTTCGACTTAAAGGACGGCCGTGTCAGGCCTTCTGCTTTTGCCTCCTCGCTCCATTCTTTCTGCGCCCTGGTCAGTTCCTTCTCGAGCCTGCCGAGGTTTTTGATTGCCGGATCGAAGGCCGGGTCATAGATCTCGAGCGCCTTCAGCTGCTCGATGTACTTTTCCTCGCGTGTCATCGGAGATGTCTCCCGTCATGCCGGCGGGCGCCCTTCTTGGCTGCCCGGCAGGCGTCCACGATGTAGCCGTTCAGAATGCTCTCGCGTTTTTTCGCTTCCCGGATTTCTTCCAGGTATTCCTCATAGGCCCGCCTCATCAGGCAGATGTTTCTGCAGCCCGGATAGCGCTCGCGGCAGTCTTTCTTGCATGGGTTCTGCATGGTGATCCTCCGTTTGTGTCCGCGGATCGTGTCTGCGGCATCGCGTCCGCGGCCCGCGTGCCGGCGCGGGTACAATTCACTCCGCGCACGCGCCCGGAAACCTCGTTTCCGGCGCGGATCCGGACCTTCGCCCGGAAAATTTTCCCTCGGGGGTATTTCGGCGCG